TACGTCCTAAATCACCCTTCATATCACCTGCTTCGAACTGCTTGACATCAGTTGGTGTTAATAACATACCCAATGAGTCAATGACAAATAGTACTTTAGGTCGGTCTTCTTCTGCCATTGCTTTGTAATCTGTCATAAAGGTACTAATTGTCATAGCAACATCGTCAATCATACACAAACTAAGTTTTAATAACTTCGTTGGGTCTGTGTCAACACCTAGTGCTTGTAACCATGCTTCATCTAGTGCGTTCTCTGAGTCAATTAACACAACAAAAATATCTTGCTCTTGTGCATTCTTTACAATGTTGCCTGATGCAAAATATGATTTACCTGCACCAGATTCTCCAGCAAATACAGTTACTTTACCCATCGGAATGCCTTTATGGAAGTCGCCCGAAACCAAGTAGTTCAATGCATAGTTTCCTGTTGAAATCCAATCAGTTGGGTCATGAAATCCAACTGATAATCCGTCGATTGATTTTGTTATACTTTTTCTAAATTTACTTACGTCAAATGGCTTACCCATATGTTTCTCCTTATTAATTATGTAACTTTGTGTAATTCTATATATCTATTATAATATATTTGTATTAATTTTTCATTGAAATCATCCAAACCCATCACATCGTATAACTTTTTCATTGATGTCAAGAACATAGAATAGATTCATCAAATATACATGAATCTATGTCAAAAACATACTGTTTAGTAATATTCCTAAATGGGTAAAAGGTGTTGATTTCATCCAATATACTTTTTGGATATTTTCCACCCAATGCATTGATATTATACCCAATATACTGAAATTCATCCCACGATGGCCAACTCATGCCACGCAGTTCGTTATATTTTTTTTCAGATACATTACCATTATCAATGATTCTATCAGCAGCCTTCAATGAATGTGATAAAGTCTGAAATTTCACATGGTTTATTAGCGAAATCACAAATGCATCTTTCCAATTATTCATTATTCTCAATATAGATTCAATGTCATGAACTGTCATAAAGAATAACATATTGCTATTTGCGATTTGCAAAACTCTATCAGTTGGTTCAACTATAAGACCAGCACTACATTTCTTCCAATAATCCAAACCATACATGACGTCATCCCCAAACTCACAGGTAACAAGCCAATCTAGTATATTTTCTGGCAATGGGAGAGTAGATAGCACTTCATTTAATCTATACTCATAATCAGTAGGATTTGAAATCAAGTAATCAACTGATTGTCCATTCATTACCAATGAATGTTTACTCAATGATAGGCAATTAACAATGAATTTTCCACCAGCAAACGATGGGAAGTGCATCAATACACATTTACTCATTGTCAAATCAATCCCACAGTTTATTCATTTTGTCAGCAACTGCATCTTGGTCAGGGTTAACCACATTGTAAAATTTATCAGTCCACTTGAAAATTCTTGATTTAGAAAATTCATGATGTGCCTTACTTCCCGGATGACCTTTGAATTTCGGATGATACCACGGTATATCGTAATCCTCACAAAACCCAATTAAACCACGAAAATCATCTATTCCATTTATCAAATCAGCATATGGCTTTATTGTAGGTGATTTTAACATATCATGAGTTGGTATAACCATTGGATTCTCATTAAGTTCATGTTCGAGACAACTAAAAATGGGACTATCAAATAAAATTAACAATGGAATATCTCGACTACTGCAGAACCCCTGTAACATAATAATACCATTTATCGTATGTATCATTTGATACACATCTGTGTAGTAATTTTTCTTATAATATTCTTTAAACAATGGAAAATGACTGCCTGTAGCCCAAAATCCACCCTCATCGCCATCATGTATGGGTGATATTGTGTGGCGTTCTTTATTAACTTGTTTCAATATATTGCAATCATTTACATACCAATCCCACTTATCTATATTGGTTAACATGACAATTACGATAGGATTATCAACCACCGACGCTTGTATCATTGCTCTGTTGATAATCGATTCGTTCCCTAACCCAACCTTAGCCAAATTATGATATTCGGATATGTTGTACCTATCTACTACAAAATCTTTCCAAGTGTTCCAACCACCGTGGGTGATGCTACCACCAGATATTATTAATTTTTTCATTTGTAATTACCGCTGAAGTACAAGTCATAATTATATTCTATTGTATCTTGTTCCATATGATATAAATCCATCAATTCGTCTGTAGTCATGGATTTGAACTTAATAATCATCTCAATCATGGTAATTAACCGTTTGATTGGGTTGGCAATATCATCGAAGGCGTAATCGAAAATCTTATCATATTTTTTAAACCCATAGAACTCCTCTAAGTGAGAATGCCACCCATGTTGTGCAAATGCAACGAATAACCCACGTGTGACTACACTATATAAAAACTTCTCAGTAACGAATGGGTAATATGAATCTGCCATGGTCTCACTGACGACATGAACGAAACTACTAGTTATTTGTTTTTCTAGCACTTGTATATTAGATGTGTGTTCAAACCTACTGTAATCAAATGTGAATACATTATTGTTGAATTCTAAGTCAGATGAGATAAACTTACGATATAACCGAACTTCACTATCTGTTAAGTTATAATTTCTCAAATGCGATTCTACATCCCCGTACGTTGTTCTGAAGTTTTTGCTACAGTAATTCACATCGAATAAACCCACTTTATGTAGCACTGATGCCAATAGTTGCCTAGACACATGTGCACTGCCATTGAAAGTACAAAGAAAATTCGAATAATCTATTGGGGGATGGATGTTATGGTTCTTTAACTTCGAAAATATAATGGATTCTTTAGCATCAACGTCGTATACCAAGTTTAATTCACTCCATCGTTTTTTTAAATCTGAAGTAATTTGATATTCGATTAATACATCACCACTATAATTATGACTGTCCAATAACGCAAAAAATGGGTTCCCCAAATCATTGGAGAACCCACCTATATGGTCTTGTAAAATGATACTACTTTGTTCTAAAACATAACTAATATCATTTTGCATTCGCGGTAATGAATCATGCTCATACGATACCACGAATGTACCTTCTGACTACGCGTTCTGTCTTGCTCTAATTTGTGCAAGAATGTCAGCAGCCTTGTCGTTAGACGCAGGTGCAGTAACAGCAGGTTCAGCAATAACTTCCGTTGCACCTTTAGGTGTTTCGAAAGGAATATCACCAACAGTTGACACATCTGCCACTGGTGTTACCACATTCACAGTACCTTCAGGCTTATCAACACCCCATGGACGGTAATAGTTACCCCATTTCTCTACATCGTACTGTTGACCATCAACACTTGCTTCAAACATTTCATGAATGATTTTTAGTGCATTTGCATCAGGCATTGGTGGTAAGTACGTAGATAAATCAGGCAAACCGTGTGTCGCGATTGCTGCTTGCTCTGCATCAGTCAATGCAGTTTCCTTTCTTGCCCATGTACTAGTACCATAATCAGCATACTGACCTTTCTGTGTCTTAGCAATTCTGAAATCTAAACCATTAGTGTAGTCAGTCGGCAAATCTTCCATTTCTGGGTCCATTAGACTTGCTTTGATGATATTAAAAATCGAAGGACTAATCATGAACTTACGAATTGGGTTCTCAGGTGCGTTTTCTTCATTCGTTGGGTCTGCATGAACAAAGCCATGGAACATGTATGAACGTTTCTTCCAATATTTTCTACCCATATCTTCCAACGAAGCGTCTTTAAACCACGGACGAACTTCTGCAAGAACTGGACACGGAATATCAGTGTCGTACATTTCCATACATGGTACTTGTACCATTACGTCTTTTGAATCACCATTTTTAACGCCAGCGAATGGTAATTTAATCATTGCACGCTCTACCCAAAAGTATGGGTTTGCGTCATTGCCATCAGGTAAAAAACGAACAGTTGCTGATGCACCTTCGTCGATTGTCCAATGTGGATATACTAATCCACCATTTTGTTGTCTGTTGCCTGATGATTTGTTGTCTTGTGCCGCTAAACGGGCACGGATGTCTGCTAATGAAGCCATTTTCTTTCTCCTATATAATATCTAAAAGACTAATACCCTTCGCGGATATTAGAATACGCTTATCTAACATAAGCGGTTTATTTATGATTTTTTTGTACTTGCGTATTTTTAAATCAGTCGTTATTATATATAGGATTTTATAACATAGAACATACAAAAGACCAAAATTGATATTTCGGTCAAATCAATGATTATCTAAGCAACTTGTGTTTCTGTTGGTACGATATCACTAAACCCATTTGTATTCATCCAATCAATGATGGTACTTCTTGCATCTGCTTCTGGATTTTCTGATGCTAATTCACCAAGGTTATCGAATAATGTGTCATCCCCGATAATATCATAAAGAACTTCGGTGGCATTGGTAGCATCAACCCCAACCGGAAGTTCGTTACTTA